GGTTTTTACACCGATGCCATAGCAGCAAACAACATTGGCTCCTCTGGTTCTCCTGTCACTCCTGTTGTCGCAACCTCGGCAAATGTTGGCGGTGGTGCAACCGTGTATGACTACTTGGTTGTGCTCAATCAATACCTCACGCAGAAGAATGTCCCCAAGTCGGGACGATGGGCTGTTGTTCCACCCTGGATCACAGTACTCCTTACACAGGATATCCGTTTCACATCGTTCAACACTGATGCTGCTCGTATTGCCATTACCACAGGCAAACTTGACGCATCGGCTGGCAACGCTTCTGATGCGTATCTTGGACGCATTGCTGGCATGGATGTGTACGAATCAAACAACGCGCCTCATATTACTGGAACAGTCGGTATTGCTGGTAGTGTGGATGTGGTTATGGCAGGGCATAGCATGGGACTCACCAAGGCTGAGGGACTAAACAAAACCGAAGCATATCGACCACCATACCGATTCGCTGATGCCGTCAAGGGTCTCGCTCTCTACGGTGCCAAAACCGTTCGTCCGTATGCTATTGCGTCCGCTTATATGCAACATCCGTAGTCTGGAGGAGATCTATTATGGCACGAACCGCTTTACCTTTAACAAGTCTTACCGGCAATACTGCCGTTCTTAATAATGCTGGTACCGCCATCGATGCCACAAATGGCATGGTGATTACTATTCCGACGAAAACCATTCCTGCTGGTGGCAACATCGACCGTCTGGTGCTCTATGTCCAGAACAGCACTGCATCCACAAAAACAGTGACCGTCAGAGCAGGAGCGAATATCGCCTCATCTCCTGATAGCCCTGCTTTTGAAGCGGGCAAAGGTGATCTGACGACGGGCAATCTGACTGCTTCTACAGGAACGGCCTTTATTGGTCCGTTTGAAGTGGCACGTTTCCTACAACCTGACGCAACGCTTCAAGTGGACTTTGCCGCAAGCACGACAGGCACGATCTGGGCCATCTTGCTTCCAAGGGCATTCTGATATGTGGATCAAGCTTTCTAATGGACGAATTGAACTCGTCCACCACGAAGCCCACATCACACGGCTACTCTCGGAAGGTGGGCAAGAAGTCGCTGATCCGAGAGTAGTCAAACCAGAGGAGCAGGAGCAAGATGGCAGTACGATCGTCGATGGCGGACCTGATAGCGAAAGCCCGACAACTGATCGGAGATCCCGCAAACGCAAGCCAACAGTTTGACGATACAACGATCCAGTCCTACTTGGATGCGAACAGAATGGATCTACGTTACGAACCATTACTGATTGGTCCGAGTATCGTCAACAATGCCAATACTGACAGTCAAGCGGATACCATCTTTGCTGACTTCTATAGTCGCTATGGATACTTTGAGAGCGATGTGGTGCTACAGGCGAATCAGAGTAACAAGGCGTGGGTCGTCGTAACACCAGTTGCGATGGAGTTGCTTATCGATCAGGCACGCTTTCAGTTTGAGACCGATGTGTTTGCAAGTGGAACAGCACCAGGGCAGTTGCCACCCGTCTTTCTTACGGGAAAATCTTTTGACTGCTACGCTTGTAGTGCCGATCTGCTCGAAATGTGGGCAGCAACACTGACCTGTAACTATGATTTCTCGGTGGACGGGAGATCATTCCATCGGTCCCAGATGCTCACAGCGAAACTTACATTGGCACAACAGTATCGCAAACGAGCAAGACCAAAGGTTGCCAAGATGGTACGCTCTGATGTTCAACCACCGATTGACAGTGTGCGTGTCCGCTTACTGGACAGTCCTGATCTGACGAGGTAGGCATGCAATCATTTAGCTCATGTGAACTGAACGCTATCGAGAGTGCGTTGGCATCTACTTACGATGTGCCATGTACAATCAAGCGCCCAAATGGCACACAAGGGTCTCTTGGTTATCAGAGCAATACGCCGCCGCCAACCCCGATAGCGACGCTCTATGTGGGAGTGAAACAGCCATCGGCTAGTATCCTTGCGCTCTATGCAGATCAGGTGGCGGCACAGATTACGGCACAGATACGCATGCCACCGGATACCGATGTACAGCAGCAGGATTTACTCGTGATGGGTGATCAGACGCTCACAGTACAGGTGCTTCTCGAACCGCAGAGTTACAATTTTGAGTTGAACGTGCTGGCCAGTAAAGTGCAGGGACAGGTGCAAAATGGCGGATAACTTCAATCATTTTCAGCAGATTGCTGATGCCCTGCCGGGTGTCCTGAGTCAGATGGTACGCAAGACGGCACAGGATGCAAAAGGGAATGTGCAGGCGCATATCGTGGCGAATGGGCAGGTGGATACGGGTTTCATGCTCAACAGTGTCTATACTGTGACATCTGAAGGTAGCGATTACAAAGGTGGTGAGAGAGCATTCCCACAAGTTGAAGCGCCTCTCGATGACCAGACGGCAATAGTAGCAGTAGCGGCTGAATATGCTGCATTCCCAAACTACGGAACATCTCACCAAACTGGTCATGCTTTTTGGGAACCTGGACTAGAAGAGGCGCGTGAGAGTTTAGATGCTGGTCTGAAGTTGGTTGCTGATAAGCTGGGTGATATATGAGCACCCATGAGATTGTTATTTCACTGAGATTTTTCAAGCAGGTACTCATTGATAACGCCGATCTTGCGGCAGTCTTACCTGGCGGTATGTGGCCTGACTCTGTGCCATCTAATCAACCAGCGCCGTTTGGAATCTACGGATATCAGACCGGGTTCGACACAAATACATCAAATGGCGTCAGATTGCTTACACAACCACTTTATCAGGTACGCGTGTCTGGTCCAGAAAGTATGATCGATCAGATTGCGATCGCATCAGCGCTTGTCGATGACATCTTGAAGGTTCAGCGCAATGTCGCTGTGTCTGGTGGTTTTGTAGCAGCCTGCTATCGAGAGTCACCACTGCAATTACCTAACGCCATTGATGGCGTGAAGTGGGTCAGTATCGGCGGATTATATCGTACGGTGCTCCAACAAGTACCAGCATAATTTTTAACGTCGCTTTTCATATCTCTTATCCAGTGTCTAAATGCAATTTGGGCATTTTGGACATTGAATAAGGGGTGATGGAGGAATAAGAAATTGGTCTACACCCCAGAAAGGGCGTCAGTCAACCAGCGCGTGCAGGTCGGAGCCGAGTCTCTTACCGCCTTGGGAACGGCTGTTGCCGCAAATAAGACACTGCTTCCTTTTACTTTCCAGTTTGGTGCGTCCTTCGACCTTGCCACCTACATGGCAACTGGACATAAATACCCTGTTGTGCAAGAAGCCAACGAGGAATGGGTTGACGGTTCCATGAGTGGTAGCGGCTGCTACAACACACTCGTCTACCCGCTTGCCGGTGCTATGGGAACGACCACACCAGTCGCATCAGGCATCAGCACGACTGCAAAGGATTGGGTGTATACGCCACCGATTGCCGGGATTAAGGAGCCACAGACCTACACCTTTGAACAAGGCGATGGGACGACTGCTGAGAAGCTTGCGTATGGTCTATACACACAGTTCGGCTACAAGTTCGACCGCAAATCATTTGAGGTCTCTGGAACCATCCTTGCTCACCAGTTGCAGACCGGTATTACGATGACTTCCTCTCCGACCAATGTGGCACTGGCTCCAATTGTGGCGAACCAAATCAATGTCTACATGGACGACACGCAGGCTGGACTCGGCACCACACAGGCACTCAAATTTATCAGTGGTGATTACACCATGGACGGCATCTATGGACCTGCCTGGTTCGTCAATCGCGCGAATGCATCCTTCAGCAATCACGTTGATCTTGCCCCGAAATCCACCTTCAAAATCCTGCTTGAGGCTGATGCAACTGGTATGGCATTGCTCTCCTCTGTACGTGCTGGCGTGCTCAAGTACATCCGCGTTGAGGCTGTTGGTCCTGTGATCGATGCTGGCAACTCCATCAATGACACTTTCCAGCATGACATGGCAGTTTTCGTCGGCAAGCCTGATCAGTTCTCTGACAGCAATGGTGTGTATGCCATCGGGTTCGAATGCACGATCGCAGAAGATCCAACATGGGGCAAGTCTCAGGAAGTCACATTAACCAATCTCATTACAGCTTTATAGGACGACATGTATGCCAATTTCTTTACGCAAAATCGCAGCCAACACTGCTCACGTGACCTTTCAAGCAGGAGAAACACCTGATGAGACGGTCACGATTATCTACTACCCTGCTCGTGTCACTGAACAGTTCTTCACGGCCTTTCAGGTGTTCCAATCAGTCCAAGATGCTGATGTGATGGCAGGGTTCGACGACTTTAACAAGGCGTTGGCAGGGATCATTCAGGACTGGGATGTGTTTGAAGACGACGAGCAAACGCAGAAATTCCCGCTGGACCCGGCACGCTTTGGTGAATTGCCCATTGCTCTGCGCATGCAAGCCTATGTTGCTATCTCTGGTGATATCCGCCCGGAAGCAATAGCGCCACAGGTGACGACCCAGAGTTAGTTGCCTTACGGCGCTTTCTGGCTCTGGAAGGGAAAGTGTGGAACGAACAGATATGGATGCCTGACTGGTATCCGCTAATCAAAGCGGCAAGATATCTAGGGGTAGCTCCGTGGGACTTGCTCACACAGAGCATTTATTGGCGGGATAAAGCATTGATCGCTGAATCTGCGGAAGCATACGCACAAGCAGAGATAGAAAAACATCGGTAGGAGTAGTTCGATATGGCAGTTGTAGTAAGTCAGTTAACGGCGCAGATTTCTGTCCAAGGGGCTGATCAGGCTCAACGAAACCTGTCCAGTGTTGGCACTGCTGCAACGCAAACAAGCGAAAAACTCTCCTCCATCAAGCCATTTAACGCTGGCAACATGGTGTCCAATACTGATGTTGCTGCTGCGAAACTCACCCTCCTCGAATCACAGGTCACTGCTGCTCGTGAGAAACTGCAAACATTGCAAAACGCAGCCGATGCCGGGCAGGCAGTCAAAGGAGTCCCAGAGGCAGAGGCTAACCTCACACTCCTCGAAGCCAAGGCACAACAAGCGCGTGCTGGATTAGCAGAGTTACAGTCCGGTGGTGCTCAGGCTGCGGAAGGACTCCAACGAGTCGATACTGCTACGCAAGACGCTGGTTCTCAGATGTCAGAGTTTCAATCTACTGTCACCAAGACGGCATCTGAAATGGCCAGTAACTTTGTGGAATCCGTACGTTCTGCCGCGTCCGAGGTTAGCGGTGGGTTTTTCTCTGGCATCAAAAATGCAATCGGTGGCATGCTCGATCTTGGCAATAAGATCGGTGGCACGATCTATGGCATTCAAAACTTTGGGCAGATGATCCAGCAGGCAGGGCAATTGCTCTTGGGCGGCAATGCCAACATGGAGCAAACACAGGTAGCCTTTACCTCTTTGCTCGGATCGTCTAAAGCAGCCAGTGCCGAACTCCAATCCTTACAAAAGATTGCGGCTGATACGCCGTTTGAGTTGCCTGATTTGGAGAATGCCGAACAACAACTCATTGCCTTCCAGATTCCTTTAAAAAATACACATCCTCTTTTGCTGGCTATTGGCGACGCGCTTTCTGGGTTAGGCAAGAATACGCCTGCCATGCTCCAGCAAGTCGTTTCTGTCTTCGGGCAGATGAACGCCGCTGGCAAGATCCAGACGCAGGATTTGATGCAACTCTCATCTGTTGGCATCAATGGGTTCTCGATCCTTGCCAAACAAATGGGACTGACCACGGCACAAGTTCAGCAGATGGTCACCGATGGCACGATCCCTGCATCGAAGGGTATCGAAATGCTGCGTGCTGGTATGGAGCAGACCTTTGGCGGTGGTATGCAGGCTCAGTCTCGTACATTCTTAGGTCTGTTGAGTACGTTTAAAGACAACATTAGCGCCGCCTGGCGTGCATTCACTGGACCTGAGTTTGATGCGGCGAAAGTTGGACTACTTGATCTCGGCAATTTGGTCTCCTCTTCTGCTTTTCAACAATTTGCGACCGGAGCAGGCAAGGATGTCGCAAAGATCTTTGGCGATATCGGTGCCACCGTCTCCTATGTCGGCAATGTCTTACGCACCGTCAATATCTCTGATTTCGCCAATGCATGGCATACCGTCTCAACTGAAATTGATTATGTCAGCAGCAAGTTTGGTGCATTTGTTAAAAATCTGACCGCATCAAAAGGTGACTTTGATCCAATCGCTGAAGCTATCCAGAAGATTGCCGGGGCCGGACTTCAGACCATTACTGATTTGCTGTGGGGATTATCAGGAGCATTTGTTGATATCGATGAGGCTATCGAGAACGGCACAGGACCACTCGCTGGCATTGTGCCTATTTTTCAGCAAATTGGGCAGGCCATTTTCAATCTAGATCCTGGTGTTAACACCATTGAAGCACTGTCATCACAGTCACAACAACTCGGCAAGTGGTTCCAAACCAGTGTCGTTCCCGCTTTTCGGCAAGCAGAGCCGGGATTCAAGAACCTTGGACAGGCGGCAGCGGGACTGGTGCCGGTGTTTGTGCAGGTCTCTGGCATCTTGAAAGAATCGCTGCAAAAAGAGATTGTGGCAATGCTTCCCGTATTCGAGAAGGCTATTCCAATCATCATTCAAATTGCAGGCATCATCGCCAACGTGCTCGGCTCGGCTATCAAATTTCTTTCACCTTACATCGTGCAAGCGACGGCTGCTATCGGACAATTTGCCGATGAGATCGTCACACGTATCGCGCCGGTCCTTACCAAATGGATCAATGAATTCCAGAAAGATTTGAATGCTTTCCTGAAAGTTTGGAATGTCATCTGGCCCTATCTAGCACCGATTCTCAAAGGTGTCTGGGATGAAATTGTGGGCATCCTCAGAATAGCATGGGCGCTCGTGAGTGGCATTATCCTGATCGGTCTTGATTTACTCTCAGGCAATTGGAAGCAGGCGTGGGCTGATTTCCAAACCATGTTGCAAGGTGTCTGGGATGGCATCAAGGCGTATCTAGCCGGTGCATGGGAAGTCATTAAAGGGATCTTTGGTCCAGTCGGGGCTTTCTTTCAGGGCGTTTGGAAGAGTATTCAAAATGCCTTTGGGAACGTCGGTTCATGGTTCCAAACACAGTTTACCAACGCCAAAAATGGGACCACAACAGGCTTTGGGAACGTGGGTTCATGGTTCACCGATCGCTGGCATGATATCCAGGGAGCTTTTGGGAATATAGGTTCGTGGTTTCAAGGGCAGTTTCGTACGGGTGCGATCGGAGCACAAGATGCCTTTTCTCCACTAGGACAATTTTTCCAAGGGGTCTGGACCAATATCACGACGATCTTTGGCAATATTGGCGCATGGTTTGCGGCTCGTTGGCAAGCAATTATCACACCGCTTCAGCCAATTATTACTTTTGCGCAACAAGTATTTCAAGAGCTTTGGCTGATCATCGTGGCGGTCGTGAATCGCATTGTAGCAAATCTCTCGGCTCAATGGAACACAGTCGTGACTGTCGCTAAGGTTGCATGGACCATGCTCCAAACGGCTATCGAGATGACGTTGCTGATCATCCAGCAAAAAATCATGTCTATTCTGCTCCCGATTGTAAATTGGATCGCAGCACGATGGATTGATGTCAAAAATGGCGTGCAAACGGCGTGGTCATGGGTCAGTATCACGATTGCCAATATCTGGACAACTATTTCTACTGCGATAGCAACAAAAATAGCACAGATTCTCGGAACGCTCACAAACTGGTACAACAATGTGCGCAGCGGGGTGCAAATAGCGTGGTCATGGGTTTCTGCGACCATTGGCAACACCTGGAACAACATTTTTAACACCGTCTCCGGTAAGGTCAATCAGGTGGCAGGGTATCTGAACCAGCAGTGGACCAATATCAGGAATACCGCTGGTTCCGTCTGGTCAAATATCGCAGGCGCCATTGGTTCGTGGTGGAACAACATTTTTAACACCGTCTCCGGTAAGGTCAATACCCTCAAAAATAACGTGATGGGTGCCTTTGGATCGATCAGAGACGGCATAGGAAGCGTGATCAGGGGCTTTATCAACAATATCATCACGCAACTCAACAACGGCATCACTGGCGTGCAGAACTTTCTGAATAATATCGGTTCTGGACTCAATGGTATTGCCAGTAAGCTCGGTGTTGCACCAATAATCCAGCAAGTGCGTCTTGGCTTGGTCCCAAAGTATGCCACGGGTACACCTGCTGGTGGACACCCTGGCGGACCTATGATCGTTGGGGAAAAAGGCCCAGAGTTGATGGTAGCACCAAAGGGTACAAGTGTCCTACCTGCCGATGACACAAAAAAGCTATTGGCAGGGCTTATGGGCGGCGTGCCAGGTTATGCAGGTGGCGTCGGTGACGCATTAGGCAATTTCTTCTCATGGGTCGGTGGTGGTGCTCGATCTATTTTAAACAATACCCTATCAGCACTGGGTATCAGCGGGTTTAATCTGCCCGGCATCCTCAACGATTTTACCTCATCAATATTTGGCAAGATCAAAGATGCAGCAGTCGGATGGATCGGCAATATCCTCCCGAAGTTCAATGCTACGAATGGCTCAGGACAACCAGTGAACGTACCAGGCAATGTTCAATCCTGGATAGCAGCCGCCATGGCGCTTACCGGTGTGCCGAGTAATTGGGCCGGTCCACTAGCAACCATCGCCATGAATGAGAGTGGGGGCAACCCGAACGCACAAAACAACACTGATATCAATGCGCAAAATGGGAATCCATCGAGAGGGTTGTTTCAGACCATCGGGTCAACCTTTGCGGCATACATGGTAGCCGGTCACGGCAACATATTAAATCCGATCGATAACGCCGCATCTGCTATCGACTACATCAAGGCAAGGTATGGAAGTGTGTTTAACGTGCCTGGAATTGTGTCCTTAGCCCACGGCGGTGGATACATTGGATATGCCACAGGAACGAACTTCAACCCATCCACAGGAGATTATGTGGTTGGAGAACGCGGTGCTGAAATTGTCCATCTGCCACGCGGTGCATCAGTTATTCCCAACCACCAAATTAATTCATACAGCAACAGCACTGAAGTCCTTGCCCGTCTGGATAGGATTGCAACACTGCTGGAGCAAGGTATGACGCTCGATGGTCAACGCCTCACGCGTGCTCAGATGCCGTATATCGTCAATGCCATCAGAACGAATACGGCAGTTAAGTTTTAAGGAGTAAAAAATTGTCGGACTTCACGACGCTCAAATTACAGATAAATAGTGGTGCCTCAGATGCAAGTCCCACCTGGACAGATGTTTTATTCGGCACTGCAGGCTATGAACTACGCGCTGCACTCTCGTCCGGTTCACAGACCACGAGCACCGCATCGGCGTCATGGCCTTCGATCACCAAACCAGTATCCGGCACGACGCTTATCAATAAGCTCTATGCTTTTACGGCAGACACCACCGGCTTTGTCATCACAGGAGCAGATGGAACCGGATCGCATTACAACGTGTTTCGCATCAACTGGGATGCATTGGGTACCTTTGCCTCTGCTCCTATCATCTCGGCATGGAAGGATAACACGTATCCTGCCGCATCTCCCGGCACACAACCTGGAGCAGGGTCAGGCGATGGAAGCGGTATTGTCAATGGCAGTGCTGATACCAGCAACACAAGCTATATCAAGGCAACGGCATATGGCAATGGCGTGACAGCGGCCGGAGCAGCGGACAATCCAAGTGCCAATATGGGCAGTAACCCGACTGCCACCAGTGGATCAGCAGGGGCGGTCTCAACGGTCAATGCTACCTGGTCCGCATGGCAATCGCTTCAGTCTGCGACTCAGTTCATACAGAACGGCGTTACTCCCAAAGCAACAACGGCAGGCACCTGGAACCTGCTCATCGCTGAATACATCGGTGCAGGTCTCACGGGTGGCGTACTGCTCCCAGTGCTAGGGCTGTCATATTCTTGGATATAAAAGGGTGGATTAATCCACCCCGCGACGTGCAAAAGGAGTTAACCATTCAAGCGGTTTATTGCCCTTCCGGGTATTACAAACTCTATGAGCAGGACATATATTACTTGCTTCGTGTGCCCCTTGAGGTTGACCATAACGAGGTTGAAGAGGAATAACATGATCGAACACAAGACTAGCAGGTCCTTTCTTAATAGTGGAATCTATTTGTTTCATGCAAATGTGACAGGTATATCCATCACGATCAAGAATAGCCTCATAGTTTACGCGCTCAGAGACAGTGCCTCTTTTTTTTGCATAGCGTTTACGTGCATTTGCACGTATTCTGAGAGGATGATCTACCTGCCACTCTCTCAAAACTTGCCAACCTTTTTCAACGGACTCTGGCTCATTCTTGCATCTCATTTCGTAGCGCTTGCGTCTATACTCAACTCTTTCAGGGCTTTGCCAGATTTTTTTCTTGTATGCATATGCCTCTTCATGATTTTCCCGATAGACGCGACGTGCCCGCTCACCTTTACATTCCCTGCATTGACTATGATAACCATCTTTACCATTCGGATTTGGCGAAAAATTAGCAATATCTTTTTCGATGCCGCATTTTGTGCATATTTTCGATGTAACAATCAGTGTAAGTTGTCTAGGCACTTTTGCGTAACTCAAATTTATACCTGCACAAATTTTGCATACATTTTGGTGCCCATCTGGGGAATAACGATTGCGGCGAAAATCTGTAAGGGGTTTCTTTTTCTGACATCGAGGGCATTTTTTAATTGCGGTAGATTGCTTAGTATGATAAACTTCAGACATGGTTTGTTGGACCTCCGAAACAGGTTCATAAACTTAGAGGGTAGAGGTGTTAGTAGCACTTCTATTCTCTCAAAAATCTCTTCCTTTATTATACCACAAAACCGCCCCCAATGCTGCTTTATGCCTTCTTTTAAGGAGGTGTTTTAGCATGTCTTTATTGCACAGAATAACAACGCTTTCATACGGCCAAAGCTATTGGATGGCAAGACTAAACTCAGGACGCATCTTATGTGAGTTAGATCCATGCGCATGGTTAGAAAGCTTGATAGCGTCTGGTGATCTCGCAAAGGTGGTAGAAGTGGTTCTCTGTACCCCCGCTGGCGATGTACGCGTGCCTGTGATCAGACCGTATGGGGCATTTCAACTCAATCAAGGCGTTGCTAATCTCTTCACGGGTGCGCGTACAAAAACGGCACAGATTGTCGGGAGCATCACCAATGATGAGGGTGATTGCGTTGCTGCTGTCTGGGATGCACGGTTGCAGAAGCTTTATCCTGAGATGCACACCAATGTCCTCGACTTCTCATCCTGGCATCCAAGTGTGTCACCACTTCGCAGGCTCAATATAGAAGCTCTGGGGGTGCGACTATGAGCGTGTTTGCACAGGATACATTTTCTCGCGCTAACCAATCGGGATGGGGTACAGCCAGCGGCGGGGGCACATGGACATCATTTGCTGGAACATCAACACAAACCATTGCCTCAAACGAGGGACATGTGACAGGTGTCAATGCCGCTGATGTTGCCTACTATTTGGGTACAGGCACCATTGCTGATGTTGACGTGCTGTGCCGCATGAACAACAACGCATACAACAACGATGCACCTGGTATCTATTTACGTGTTGTTGGCACTGGCGACTGGTACCGATGCATGATTGGTTTTAGTGAGTTGGCACTTGACAAAAAAGTCGGGGGAACCTTCACCGGTTCGTTTGCCACAGTAGCAGCAACCTTTACCAATAACTCGTATTATTGGGTCCGGTTCCGTATCCAGGGAAGCACACTCCAAGCAAAGTATTGGTTGGATGGAACGGGTGAACCTGGAACATGGGCAATAACCACAACAGACACAGGTGTGACAGCGGCCGGTCACGTCGGCGTTGGAGCCTATATCAACGCTACTGCCGATACAGTCAACTTCGATAACTTCACAGCGTCCACGCTCTCGACACCTACCAATAAGAGTACCGTGCTCCGCACACGCGTTGCTACCACACATAACCAGAGCACGGTACTTCGCACACGCGTCTCGACTGCGACGCATAAGAGTCTGACGCTCAGAACACTTGCGGCAACACTCCACATTGCATCACTGGCACTGCGTACCAATGTGCTCATCGTCACGACGGCGGCAAAACGAAGTCTGGCAATGCGCACACGCGTTGCCACCACACATAACAAATCACTGACATTACGAGCATTGGTCAGTAGCGCGGTAATCCTGAGCACTGTTCTGAGAACATTTGTCGCACAGGCAAACGTCCAGTCCATTGCACTGCGTACGATTGTACGTGGACCAAGTGACTCCTATACCGTTGTCTCAGGTGGGCAAGAACTCTTTGTGGTCGCTGGCTCATTGACCATCGATAGCACGATCGGCAAGCGATCTACCGCCAATTTCACGATCCATAGCGACACATCAGTCCATTTTCGGCAATATCAACAGGTATTTATTTATGACCGCACTGGTAATCTGGCGTTTAGTGGTTACGTCACACTGCCAAAGGAGCAGAAACCAGGCTTCCAGCCAAGTTTAACGCACACCATCACCTGCACGGATCAACACTTTCTCGCGGATAAGCGGATTGTGGCTGCGACATTTGCGAACAAGACCTGCGGCTACATCGCAAAATGGCTACTCGACAACATTCTGACACAGGAAGGGGTCTCGCTCGGACAGATTTATGATGGACCAGCACCCTCACCGACGCTGTATCCGAGTCCTGATCTGTATCCAGGCGGCAATGTGGGCATTATCCCGCAATGCACCTTTGTCTACTGCTCAGTCGCACAGGCGATGGATGCGCTCGTGACGGCAGCATCAAGTTCTGGGATTCCCTATTATTGGCAAATTGATCAGGATCGTCGGCTCTGGTTTGTGCCCTACACCTCTGTCGTGAACAGCAATGTCGTCGATGGCACCACCATTGAGGAGAAAGTCACTCCGTCCTATGTGCAGCGACAAAATCCAACCTATCGCAACACGCAATATGTGCTCGGTGGCGTAGCACAAACCCTGACGCAAACCGAAACCAGAAAAGGCGATGGCGTCACGACGGCGTGGACCATGGGCTATGACCTCTCTATTGTGCCTACAATCACAGTCAATAGTATTGCCAAGACGGTCGGCATCAAAGGCGTGGACACGGGCAAGGATTACTATTGGAACAAAGGTGATCCAACAATTACACAGGATAGTAGTGGAACGGTACTGATTGCAACAGATACGCTACAAGTGGTCTATGTCGGGCAGTATCCGACCGTCATCATTGGCGAAGACTCCGGGCAAATTGCTTATGAGGCAAGTATTGACGGGTCAAGCGGTATTATCGAAAGCGCACAACAAGACGGCACGATCACCAGCGCATCCAACGGCATGAGCCTTGCGTCGCAGTTGCTTAACCGCTATGCAGTGCAGGCGACACAACTCCAGTTTACTACGCGAGATATTGGTTTCTCTCAAGGGCAACTGATCACGGTCAATCTGCCCTGGCATGACCTAAATAATGCTCAAATGTTGGTGAGTGAGGTCAGTGCATCAGATCAAAACGACGGCGTCAACATTTACTACACGATTACAGCCGTTCAGGGACCCTATGATGTGACGTGGGTTGACTTCTTTTCGACACTACTGGCACAACAACAGACGCCGAACAGCATCAATATTGGTGTCTCGCAAACGCTCACGACGGCAGCCACGATGATAGGCAACTACAACACGTCGGGCACATTTACCGTCACGGTCATGACAAGCCTACTACCCGGTCCTACCGTCTATCCTGGACCAACAGTCTATCCAGCATAAGGAGAGGATATGTCTTTCACCGCAACGCTCACTGATACCAGTCGTAACCAGATACGCGACTGGCTCAAGACGCAAATAAAATACATCGCTATTGGCACATCAACGACGACGCCCACGACAAGCGATATTCGACTTGGCAATGAGGTGTTGAGAAAACCAATAACAGCATTCACAAATGGCACTAGCCCTGGTGAATTTATTGCTTCGATGTACATCGGCGCTGGAGAACTAGTAGGCGTAACGATAGAGGAAATTGGTGTGTTCATGGGCAGTTCAGCGACCTCTTCCCCGAACACGGGCACTCTGATTGCCCGTGGATTGTTCCACCACGCCAACAAGCTAAATACTGAGAGCATTATTGCTCAGTTAGATTTGACAGTATAGGAGATACATCATGGCATACACACCATTCGGACCTTGGACTGATGCAGCCCCACCTGGAATTGATGCATCGTTTCTTGATGGATTGGAAACTTATCTTCAATCCGTCAACAGCGCTGCGACTGACAGCAACATCTCAGCAATTAGCGGTGTTCTGACATCCCTCGGTCTCAGCCCTAATCCACCAGTCGTTACCGTTACCGGCACCAGTGGAACCGCTACTTTGTACCAATTCCTCCAGGGATCGGTCAAGGCCGCCATTCTCGCCCTCAATAGCTACCAAAATAGTAGTGCTACTGAGCAATCCATTCATTTACCCGTGGCATTTACGAATAAAGCCTGGATCTTTACTGGCAACTTCACGAACAATTTGAGGCTCACGCCGTACTTTGGTGGCTCTGCGAGTGCAAATAACATGCGCGTACTCACCGGACTTTCCACAGGCGGTGGGTCTGGGTCACTCGTCACTCCGATCAATGCATTTTCCATCGGACAGATCACCAATCATTTTGATGCAATTGGACTCGGTGTGTCCGAGACCGGCACCACGACAGATCTCATTTTTATCGTCGGAATGTAGAAAGAGAACAAAACAATGACACAAGATCAGCAGGACGCCTTTCTGGCGGCTAATTTTCCCAATTTCATACCAGATCATTTGTTGACCTATGACAATTTGGTGACACTTATGGCAAAAATTGGAGCAGTCGATGTGACGACTCAGTATCCAGACGTGGCGACCTACGTAATACAGGATCTCTGGAATAATCTTCAGTGCTTCAATGATCTGCCACAGGCACGTCAAATATTGACTGGTCAGTTAATGCTGCTATCGAATGGCTAATTGAGCACAACCATGTGGCAGGTCATTCTGCCACAGCTTCTCTTGTTCCTTTTAAAATCAGAAATAAGCATTTATGCAAGATTCCAACAATTCACACAACCCAAATACACCAATACCATCTTTACCATCATTAGTACCTATAGCAACAAACAATGCAAACACTATGAATATACAACCAGATTTCAACACTCTAACGTACAGATTGGATGGCATCGAAAAACAATTAAATACATTGCAAGGTCAACTCCAGCATTATGTGCCAGTACGGGAGAATGAGTTGCAACTTCGGAGCATCCAGGACTCTGTACGCGATATCAAAGATGACGTTAGCGAAATACGCAAAC